GCCGGTGGCGGATGCTGCGCCACTCCAGCCGGTGGCGGATGCTGCGCCACTATTGCCGGTGGCGGATGCTGCGCCACTCCAGCCGGTGGCGGATGCTGCGCCACTATTGCCGGTGGCGGATGCTGCGCCACTCTCGCCGGTGGCGGATGCTGCGCCACTATTGCCGGTGGCGGATGCTGCGCCCCTATTGCCGGTGGCGGATGCTGCGCCACTCTCGCCGGTGGCGGATGCTGCGCCCCTCCAGCCGGTGGCGGATGCTGCGCCCCTATTGCCGGTGGCGTGGTTTTTCTTTTCGCTGTTCGCCTTTTTGATAACATTGTCAAAATCACACTGCGCTTTCACGTACTCCACCTGCGCCTTGACCAACCCCGGAATACCGATCTCCGCGCTCAAAGTCAGTTTCTTGCCAACGCGCTTCGTGTCATCACTGTGCATCTCATCGCTGACATCCTCCAGCTCCGCTTCGAAATACCGGGAGCCATCACCGGGCGCGTAGTAACCCAGAACATCCAATGGCATTTCGCAGACGTGGAGACCTCTTTCGCAGAGTTTAGCGTCTCCGTCAACCTCCTCCGTCTTGCCAAGCTCATACTGGAACCCACGGCATTTCATGTCCTTGTCTGTTGCCTTGTAAGCCTTCATCTTCCATCCCTCTTTCTTATCGCCTTTTTGGCGCTCTCTCGTCTTGCGCTGTTCATGCTGTAAAAATCAGCCTCGCTGTACGATGCGTAGCGTTTCGCCTTGTCGGCCTGTACGGCCCGCCGGAACGCTTTGTAGTCCTCGCACTCCCCGTGGCACATCGCGTGTCTGCGCTGGCAGCCCTTGCAGGGCGGAGCCGTCCGGTTCACCAGCCCGATCACCCCCACTTCACCAGCGCTTTCACAACACCGGCCTGCGCTGCGTCCTCGTGGCTCATAAGCACGTCCACCGTGTAGCCGTACACCCCGGTATCGGCTGCGATGTAAGTCTTGCCGCCCAGCGTCACGGTGCTGCCCAGCGGGATAACGTCCGGGTCTACCGCCACCGCCTCGCCGATGTTCACCCAACGCCCGGATGCCGTCAGCACCTTGCCGTCCCGCTGGTTCATGTGGGCATAGGGCGTACAGCAAGCACAATAGCCGGTGATGTCGCAGATCAGCAGCGTTTCGGAGGGTTCGTGCGGCGGGGCAAAAACTTCCGCTGTGGCCGGGGACAGCACCGGCGGCGCTTCCTGCGGCGCGGGGCGGGTCATTGTCCAGCTGATCGCCGCCGCCAGCGCCATCCATAGGATGATCGCCACCGCCCACAGCCGCCTGCGCCAGCGGAGAAGCCGGCAGCGGCGGGAGTATTCCCGCGCCCGCCTGTTCCTCTCCCTCATCTCCCCAGCGCCTCCACGCCCTTGACGATAGCCCAGCTCAGCCACGCCGCGCCGATAACCGCCAGCGCCCATGCAAACCAACTCATGTCGTTTCCTCCTGTCGAATGTACTCGACCTCGATAATGTCCATTTCGTTCTGCCGTGCCCATAACATCACGGCAATTTCAGCACATGTCATAATCTCTTGCCTTTCCTCTGCGGTCGTGGTATACTATCCGCAGAACATTTTGGTAGATGTTTCGGAGACGCCCTGTCCAGTGCCGCAACCACTGGGCGGGGCTTTTTCTTATTTCACATCGACAACGTGGTATCTTCCATAACCGCTGGAGCGTCCAGAACCAATACCCAAGCCAAAGCCGGCCATATTGATGATGTTCACGATCTGGTCGAGAGAGTAAACATTCTCGGTGTATGTAATGTGGATTTGCGATGACCACCCGGAAAACCGATTGATGTACACCAGCACAGGTGCGCCGCGCTTCGGAGACATCAGCGTTTTGTCAACAAAATGCTCCGCAAACTTAATAGGTTCCAGTCTTGCCGTTACATTCATGGCGTTGTCAAACTTCGTCGCGTAAGTGTCGATCTCGTTTCGCACGACTGCCTGACAGAAGGACTTTTTCAGCCCAAACCCGGTAATGCACGGCGCGTTGTTCGCCAGCATATCCCGCAGCGTTTCCTCGGTCATGCCTCGGTATGTATCCTCGCAGGGGTATCCGTCCCGCCAGTGGATGGCTGTGATAATGTCCTCCCAAATGTTGGGAACTTCCTTGATGGTCTTTTTGCCATCGCGGGCAGCGGTCAACTCGCGGACAGTACGAGCGTTCATCTTGTTTAACACAAGGTCGCCGTCGCCCTCGATCAGAACGGTGGCCTGCTCAATTCTCACAGGCTGAACTTCAATAATGCGCTCCTTCTTCATTTTTCTTTTCCTCCTTAATTTGTTCGTGCGCTTGCTGTGGCTTATGCTATAGTGCCCTGTGCTGTTGTGTAGTGTCTTGTTTTGTGGTGTTCTTTCGGTTGCTTTGCTCTGTGGCATTCATAAGCCACAGCAAGCGCACGATGTTGTTTTGTGCTGTCGGGTAATTTGTTGTTATGCGCTGACATGTACTATCGTCTGCGGTAAGCAGAAACAGAAGCGTGTAGTGTTCTATAGTGTAGTGTAGTGCGTTGCATTGTATCGTGCTGTACTATCCTTTGGAGCTACGCGCCCCTGTTTCTGCTTACCGCTTTGAAATTACCCCGCAAGCTGCTCAATGGCATCAAATACGCCGTCAAGCTCCGTCAAAGTCTTGTACTTGGCTTGAAAACTTCTCAATTCTGCCAGCGCCCTGGCAAGCAACTTCTGATATTCGCCCTTGTTTTGCATAATAAGAACCGTCGGCTTATACCCGCTTTCGCTGTCTGTTTGGTAAAACAACCGCACCGGCGGGCTACTTTCACTTTTGGTCTCCTTAATGACAAGGCTGCAAGCGATATTTCGCGCCTGATGCATCCGCCACTTTTCAGCAGCTTCCGTGTCGTTCCAGTCAAAGCACTTGTGAAGCTCAGTGTTTTCATCTCGTGCCTTGTCCAAAATCTGCTTTGTTGTGGCCGCTGCGCCGATGGCCGTTATTTCTTCATAGACCTTTTGCGCGTCGGCCACATACCGGCAACCCTGCCGCCATGTAGCAAAAATCATTGACCCTCCATCATCGTCCCCATCAGCTCCTCCACCTTCACGCCATACAGCTTCGCCAGCTTCTTGTGGTACTTCCGCAAAATTGCGTTCTTGCCAAGTTCCCAATTTGAAACCGCCGTAATAGTGACGTTCAGTTTCTTTGCGACATCGGCTTGCTGCAATCCAGCCGCAAGCCTGAGTTCCTTTAACGTCAAGCGTTTATCCCTCCTTATCAATATTAAGAACTTTAACTTGACAAACGCTTAACCACCCGTTATTATGTAGGTGACAGCCAACAAAATATCGGTTATAATCCCGCAAAGCGATGGAGCGCGATGGGGGTGTGGTTTTTTGTTGCCTTGTTTAAGCCCTTGATGTCATTATAGCCGGAATTTTTCCGGCTGTCAAGGTTATTGCCGGAAATTTTCTGGCGTACAGTTGCACAAATATTTACCTTTTTTTTGTACATTTTGACAAGGTGATTTATTATGGGCGTTACAGTGTATTATGAAAACGGCCAAGTAGTTAAAATGCTGCCGGAGCCAGGAGTATCATATTATGATGCCAGAGAGCTTATAAACAAAGCAACTTCGATTGTTTCTGATGGAGTTGCCTATGATTTAACAGACCGAAATTCTATATATTCAATAGAAGTTCCCAAGTATACTTATACGCACGAAAACAAAAATGCCCAAAATTTAGGTGTTACTGGTTACTTGGATTATGTCTTGCGTATGCACGCTGGAATTTTGTGGAACGAGGGAAATTATGATCTTTCTATGATTTGTCTTGGAAAGGCGTGCCAGTTAATGCTTTATTCAACTATTAGCTGGCAAAGAAAAGATTATTATCGAATTGTAAATTGGAATATTGAACTTGGTCGTTTTACAAAAGCAGAAGAATGGGAAAATTGGATAAAAAAATACACAGATGATCCAGACGATTATGGAAAAATAGCATTTAAAAGAACCCTTGAGTCTTGCGAATACTTAAAAACACATTTAGTTGAAGTTGGGGATTTGGGGGCTTGTTGTGAAATTTGCGCCAAATACAGAAATCGAATATATCGCTTGTCTGGATTAAATTTTAAATTTCCAAAATTCCCAAAAGATTTTTGTTTTCAATGCGGACTTGGCGTTTTTCCTTTTGTGGAAGGCACAAGCGAGCCTACTTTTCAGTGTCGAAATTATTATCTTTACAGTAGAAGGCCGTTTAGAGACGATAGATCGCCAGAAGAAATTTATAATTATAAAAAATTATTGGAAGTACGCCAAAAAGCGAAAATTTTGAAGCGCCCAGCAGACTTGAACCATATTATTTATTACTGGTTTAAACCAATATTTCCAAACGATTTCCCAAAAACTGCATCTGCTTTTTCCAGAATGAAAAATGCAAACTCCCCTAAGTATCAAAAATTGGTCTGCTTGGTAGAAAATGCTGGATACAAAATTCCAAAATCATTGGAAGAAGCTATAGAAATAGACAGACAAAATAACTCAAAATAAAATTATGCCTAAAAGAAAAACTGTAAAAACAAATTATAATAAAGTAAAAAATGCAATAGATTGCCACAAGATATACCGCGGGAATAACACATCTTTTTGCTTGGACATGGGCTTTGAAAACAGAACTTCATGGGTTTCTGACTTGAAAAGGAACAGAAATTTACCTTCCCCTGAAGAAGCCGCCCAAATGTGCCTCCTGCTCCACACTCCTCCGGAGGAAATTTTGTTGACCAAGGGCGAAACGGAAAAAGAAACAGCACAGTACCAGGAAGATATTGCCCTGGTGCATGAGCTGATGGAAAAAATGCAGGGCGGAAAAGAAGCCCCCGCCGCAGAGGGCGAGGGCTCAAAAGAAGCTGCATCAAACTTTATTAAAGCTACGAATGATCGTGCGGTGTTGTTGGCTCTTATCAACGAAGCCACGAAGAAACTACAGGAGCTGGAGTAATGCCTACACTATATCCTACCGATCCGCAAGACTGGCTGCGAACGGAAGCGGAACGGAAAGACAAGGAACAGGAACGCAAAGAAAAAGCCGACAAGGAACGCCGCGAAAAAACGCGGTTTATTATTACAACTGTTCTTTCGGCTGTTGCGGCAATCGCTGCTGTTGCAGGAGTGATAATTCAACTTGCTTGAGCGCGATCAGCGTGTCAAGTTTGTCTGTGATTCCCTTTAAGCCAAATACAACGTCGTTGATTTGGCCTTTTATGATAATACTGTTTTCTGCCAGCCTATCAATGTAAATCTCGTAGTCCTTGCTCATAGCACACCTCTTTCTTTTAGATTAAACATAATATCAGCGCAGTCCTCATCGGAAAGCTGGCTGATTTTTTCAAGCGCTATTCTACGCAGCGTTTCAATGTCGCATTCCCCCAATAAACCTGTGTTCATTATACCACACACGTTTGCCTTTGCACAAGAACCCATTTCTTTCCCCTTTCTTAATTTGACATTTTTTCCTAATCTGTGCAATATTTTTGTACTTTATTATTGTTTTGCTCAAGGTAATAGTTGCACGCCAGCGTGCAACCTTTTGTAAATTTTTTCGAGGGGAAGTGTTTATATGTGTGTCTTTATTAAATAGCCCCGCTGCTCCCGCAACGGACAGCGGGGCTATTCTCGCCGGTGGCCTTTCGGCTTTCCGGCTGCACGTCCACATTAACAAATCAGGGTTTGGCAGGGCAATACCCAATTCGGATAATTACCGTTTGCGGCAAAACAGAATTAGGATTTCCCTGCCCGAAAAAGGAGTAAAAGGGGAAAATGGTAAAATCGTTGCAGGATTTGTGCAGGGATGCAAAAGACCGACAGAATTTAACTATACAAGATTTGTCCGACATGACGGACATTTCAGCATCAACCATAAGCAATTTTTTCTCCGCGTCATCAAAGGAGCCGAGCGTGTACAAAATGGGTTTAATTTGTGCCGCGCTTGGCGTTTCAATGGATGAATATTTCGGGATCGAAAAAGAAGTGACAACGGAAGATCAATTGACGAAAGCCAATGAACAGTTAAAGCACCAAAAGCAGCTGCATGATGCCGATGTGCAAATAGCCCATCTTGAGGGAAGCATGGAGCAGATGGCAAAAACCATTAACTACCACCGCAAGAAATCGCGAGACACAAAATTTGCTATTTATGGCCTTACGTTTTTGTGCGCCATATTTATGGCTGTTATCGTGGGATATATCTTTTTTGACTACCGTATCCCCCACCAGGGGCTTATTCAGGGTGGAGAGGCCAGCATATTCGCATGGATCGTCTTTTTGCTTCTTGCCGCCGGTATCGGCATTTTTGCCGCTATTTTGATGATGTATTTGCGCTATGCAAAAAAGTATACATTGTCGCCAGATAAGGGAGGAGATGAACAATGAGTGTAGTATTGCGGGCAGCATTATACCCGCGTGTGTCCACAGAAGAACAGAAAAAATTCGGCCTGTCTATTCACGATCAGCAGCACGACCTCGAAGAATACGCCAAAGCCCACAATATGAAGGTGGTAGGCGTTTTCCAGGATGCCGGGTTTTCCGCCAGAAAAAAGATTGAAAAGCGTCCCGCCATGCTTCAACTGCTGGAAGCCGTAAAGCATGATGAGGTAGACATTATTCTTGTCACAAAGCTGGACAGGTGGTTTCGCAATATCGGCGAATATTACAAGGTGCAGGAGATCCTTGAAGCCCACAACGTGTCGTGGAAAACGATCTATGAGGACTACGACACATCCACAGCCGCAGGCCGGTTGAAGATCAACATTATGCTTGCTGTAGCACAGGACGAAGCTGACCGCGCCAGCGAACGTATAAAACGTGTGCTTGATGCCAAAAAAGAGCGGAATGAGGTTTGCACCGGGCACTTACCAAAGGGGTACAAAATAGAGGGGAAATTTGCCGTTATAGACAAAGAGACAGAGCCAGTTATACGGAGATACTTCTCTACATTTTTGGAAACCGGCTCCATAACAAAAGCGATGGACGCAGCCCCGGAATTAAACCTTAAATACCAAACAGCCAGCCAAATGTTGGACAACCCCGGATACATGGGTGACTGGCACGGGATAAAATTACCCCCGTATTTGACCCCGCAGGAATTTCAGCGTGTGCAAGCCTTACGAACAAGGATTACGCGAAAATCGCCTTACAATCGAACGTATATTTTTTCGGGGCTGATAGTCTGCGGAGAATGTGGACGCAGAATGACAGGGCATCCGTCTCCACGACCAAGCGGGGCGTGCTCTTACTCTTACTATTGTCAAGGGTCTGCTCAGAGAAAAGGATGCAACAACGGTAGTTTTACTGTCGAATGGAAAATCGAAGATTATCTCTTGTCGACAATAGACGAACAGATACAGATCAAATTGCAAGCCAAGCCGCGTCAAGAACCCAAAGAAAACCAAGATGCGCAATTAAAGGCTTTACAAAAGAAACTATCCAAGTTGTCAGAGTTATATATAGACGACATGATTTCAAAGGCGGACTACTCAAAAAAGTATGCAGAACTGACATCACAAATGGATGAGATTACACAAGTAAAATCACAAAGCCGCGCACCAGAAGAAATTGCAACCTTATTTTCCGCAGGATGGCAAGAAATATACAAACAACTTAACAAAGAAAATAAACAAGCATTTTGGAAACTCAAAATAAAAGAAATCCGGCTATACAAAGACCGCCGGATTGAATTTGATTTTCTGTAAGTACTTAGTTTATATAAACCTTTAGGTTATGCAAAACTAAGTACACAAGAATATCCCCCGCCAAAACAGGCGGGGGATACTTTATCCTCGCATCTTTCGCATCACGTTATCATACATTCGCGCATTGGTTACTTTCAGCGCATCCATCAACTCGTCCACTATGGCCCACGCCTGCTCCGGTGCGCGGGATGATACCGCTTGCATAAAGTCACTGTCACCGTCTACCACGTCAGGAGCCGGTGCGCTGGAATACATAGCCACCGGCGCAGGGTTTCTCTGCCCTTCGTGCTGATTTTGTATAATGTACAGCGCGGCCAGTTTCTCGTAGTTCGGCCAGCTTGACTGTTCCGTTTCCAGTCTGGCTATCCAGGCTTTAAGTTCCTTTTCGTCGATCAAGGGGAACTACCCCCTCTCAGCCCTCCACGGCATCCATACACCGCTGAATGGCGTTGCGGATGGTATCATCATCCGCATTGTCCAGCATCTCTTGCAGCTGGCGCTTCATGTCATCTTTTGCACCGTCGCGGCTATAATGGCCGCGCACATAATGGGTGCCGCGCCGTGCGTAGGAGCTGCCGCCGCCGTAGCTGTCGCGGGAATATCTGCGCTGGGAATAGTCGCCGTCGCGGGAGTAACGCCGCTGGGAATAATCGCCGTCACGGCTGTACCCTTCATCTTCCATCAGATCGATCTTGTCGATGTTCTTGATGGTGCTTACCAGCTTATGCGCGATGTCCAGATCCCCAGCGCCCAGCTCTCCTTTGTGGGCGATCTCGTCAAGCTCCTTGCAGAGCATATCACGCAAATCGTACATTGCTTTCATACTCATTTTAATTCTCCTTTCACGCGATTCTCTCAACCGTCAGGTTCGAGTTGGCGAAGTTGACGGCCTGAGTGCTGGTGTTTTCCATTGCAACCGTCAGGCAGCAGCCTTTCGGGACACAGACCTGCGCGGAAACATAAATGTTAAAGTAGTTTTCTACCGCCGCAGGCGTGACAGTCGCCGTTGCGCTGGTCAGCGGCTCTCCGTTGATGGCAAGCGCCGCCGTGATGGCCTCAACCGTGCCCCCGGTTGGAATGGCGATGTTGCCGCCATAGGAGACCCTAAACAGAGCGCGGTTTTGATTGGTGAAACCACGCAACGTGACAATGCCGGCACCCTCACGATGCACGATGCAAGGCTTGCTATTGACCGCCGTTTCGGTCAAGGGAACGTTCTGGCCTGCAGCTACGGTCACAATATTCGCGTTTGTGTACTCTGCCAAAATAATCAGTCCTTTCTAAAGTGGTCGAAATCGACCATGTTAAAATACAGCGGCGAGGCAATAGCCCCGCCGCGTTGGTGTCAGTATCAGCACGGGGCTGAACAGTTCGGAAATTCCGAACAGCTGGTGCTATTCACTTTTCAGCATCCGCAGCCGGTTCCGCATCCGCCATAGCCGCTGCCCGCCCACGGATTACAAGTGATGTAAGCTGGGGTGGGGCAAGGGCGCAGCTGGGAGATCAGGTAGTTGTTCTGCGCAGCCTGAGAAGCGGCAAGGCGCAGCTCCTGATTGGCGCTCTGAAGATCCTGCAGCTTGCTCTGCGTCAGGAAGTCCAAAATCGCACGGGAATTGGCGTTCGCGTTCTCCACGATGTCCCGGGCCGCCGTCTGCACGGTGTTGCGCGTGTCGCAGGCCTGCGCCGCCATGTCGTACCGCACCTGGGCTGTATCAGCCCGCTGGTCACAGCAGCACTGCTGCGCCTGCATCTGCATGGCGTTGAGCTGCTGCATAAGCGCCGCCTGCTGGTTGCTACGGGACAGCTCTGCCTGTGCAAAGCCGTTTGCCATCGCCATGTTGGTGCCGTTGACAAGCTGCGCCTGCTGATAAAATCCGTCGCAAAGGCCCTGATTTACGCTGTCGATCTTGCGCTCGACATTGGCAAAATCAGAGGTCAGCACGTAGCCGTCTACGACGCCGCCGTTGCCGTTGTTCCCCCAGCCGTTGCCGCCCCAGCCGCAGAAAACAAACAGGAAAAGAATGATGATCCACCACGCGCCATCGCCGCCGAAGCCGCCAAAGCCGCTGTTCATCATGCCGGTTGGCGCAACAGGCATAGTGGCCTGAACGCCGCCGTCAGAAAGAGACATAGTATCACTCCTTTGAAAAATTTTTATTCATCAAATCGTGGCCACGATGTTGATTTATGTTGATGATTACTGCATCAGGCTTTGAAACTGCTTCGCCATCTGCTGTAGCTGGTTGAGCTGCTGCTGGTTCAGCTTACCGCTCTGCAAAAGCTTTTCGACCTCGGCTTTGGGGTCGCCATGAAAATTTGCCTTGAATTGCTGGAACTGTTGCAGCATCTGCATGAAGCCGTTCCCTCCGCCGAGCGCACCGAAAAAGGGATTACTCATCGTCCTCGTCCTCCTCCACCTTGCGCTTCTTCTTGCCCTTCATTTCGCCCACAAGCGCCGCCAGCGCGTCGAACTCCTTACGGGTCACATATTCAGGGGCGGTGGCTTTCTGCGCGTCAGGAGCGCTTGCAAGGCGTTCTACAAGGTCATACGTCTTGAGCGTCGGCTTGCCGCTTGCGTCGGCCTGCTTTAGGTACACCACAGGAGCCGTGCTATCCCACAGCGCAATAGCAGAGTTTGGCGCGATCAACCAATTCTCCGCCTCCGGCTTACCAGCTACCCACTGTACGCCGCCCTGCGCCACCGGGTTCTGCATGGGTGGAATTTGCGGTATCTGCGGCGGCATGGTCTGCATTTGCTGCTGCCGAAGCTGGGCAAGGTTATCCTGCATTGGCTGCGGGTAATAAGGGTTGAAATACGGGTTAAATGCCATAGTTACGCCTCACTTTCTTTTTGCCAGTAATACAAAACAATTTCGTTTTCGCTGTTCCAGCTGTCATAGATCACGCCGTCCTGAACACACACGACGTGCCCGGATAGCGCAAGGATAAACGTCCCCTCCGGGTGTTCATCGGCGAACCTACCGACTGTGTAGCAATCCGGGCAAGTATCCGGCACCATGTACCGCCTGTAGCCTATCCGCCGCAGATACGCACCCCACACGGCGTTTGCGGATGGCATATCACCTTCCAAATACCCCTGCACCGCCATAGCAAGGTACGTTTCGCCCCACTCTTTCCCGGTGGCTTTTGAAATAGCCCGAACGGTGCAGTCTCCCACATTTTTTCCGTGCGGGTTTTCGTTGAAGTAGCTATACATGCGCCGCCACTATTTCTATCACACGCACATAGGCTTTCAGCCCCGGAAGATCGTCCTGATACGCCCAAATGATGTCCTCCGCCATCTGCTGGGTAAATCCCAACGACACCAACTTTTCGATTATGCAAACACCTCCGTTACTTGCCATAAGCGTAACAAAAAACTGCCCCCGCAAAGGGGCAGTTAAAGGTCAGAAAAAGGCCGTTAATTTGCGAATTATTTACTTGTACAATCCACCAGACACGATGTATAATAATGACAGCCATTTCGGAACACTTCCGGCTGGCATCTTCTCCCTTTTTATACGCCCGGCTCACCTACCGGGCGCAAACAAAGAAGCCGCACCTTTTCAGGTGTGGCTTCTTTCTTCGTCTGCAAATTTCTGATACGCTCTCCTGCGGCACCGCTTTACCGTTTCCGGGGAAACATTCAGCAGTAACGCCGTTTCACAATAGCTTTTCCGCTTCACGTCACATTCAATAACGCACACCGCTTCGTCAGGCGGCAGCTGGGCGCTCATAACATACGCAATAGCCCGCTTTGGTGCCATGCTCTGCAATCTGCGCCGTATCTGCTTGTGGTATCTGTCCATAACACGGTTTTAGCCGTGAGCTTGCGGGACTTTACGCCGGGGAAAGAGACGGCTTGTCGTAGCTCTTTCCCGCCCAGCAGATTTATTTTACTTCACGATCTCCCACGTGCCGCACGTTCCTGTGCTGTTCATGATCTTTACCAGCAGCTCGCCGGGGGTCATGGGCTCCACCGGCTCCGCAGGCTTCGTCTCCTCCACATACGGAACACCGAACCACTCGCACAGCCCCTTGGCCGCGCTCTCGGCGATCTCCTTCATGTGGGTGTGAAACCATGTGGCATCCTCCATGTTGTCGTGGAACACGTGCTCCTCGTAGTAGCTCACCGCCTTGGGCTTGTAAAGCTCATACCACTTAGAACTGGCCACCAGCTTCACCGTGCGCGGGTAAATCTGCTTCCTGTACTTCACCATGATCTCTCCCAGTTTCTTTCCGTTCTTGGAGTAGGTGTAGTACATGGGATAGCAACCGCGGGAGTTTCCCTTGCCGTCTGCGCTGCCGTTGGTGTGGCTGACGTAATGCACGTCCGCACCCCACGCATCGCTCTCCCGCACGTTCTGCTTCATGATGGCATCGCCGTTGTCGCCGTTCATGGGTGTACGCCGATAGCCGCGCTTTGTCGCGATGCCGCAGCGGTTCAGGATCGGCTCAAGGATGTCGATGTACTCGTTGTTCTCCAGCGCCTCATAGCACTGTTTCCCGTCCTCCCGCGGATATACACAGGGGTTTGCCCTGTGCATAGCCGGGGACAGGTAGACCTTCGGCGCGGCCATTTACATAGCCTCCTCGTCCAGCGTGGACTTCTTATAGTTGGCGCTGGAGATGCCCAGCAGAGCACCCAAAAACACCGTCACGCAGGAGATGCTTCCGGCCACCTGCTCGATGTACGGCCAGCCCCAAATGCTGCCCAAACCCACATACAGGGCACTCAGCGCGGGCAGCACGATCATGACCACCCACTTCATAACGTCATAAACCTTGTTGTTCAGCTTCATAATTCTTCCTTTCCGGGCTTTTGCCCTGTCTGTTATTTTCGGATAGGCAGGCGGCGAACCTCTTCCATCACGCGCTTGGCGCTGCCGTTGCCGCCCATTTTTTCATACGGCGCATACAGGTAATCGTTGAGGTTCTCATACTCGTCCTGCGTGACCTCGCCGCGCTGGATGTAGGTCATGCCCAAATGGATGATGCGGTCATGCGCCAGGCCCACCAGCATCTTCCGCTCCGCATTGTTCTTGTCCGCCCGCTTCGATACCAGCGCCCACAAGCCGCTGCTTGTCAGCACCGCTACCGCCAGCGGTACGACGATCTGCTGTACCCACGGTTCCATTCGCTCTCCTTTCCGGCTTACGCCTTACTCAATGCCCTCATTCTCCGTATATGTACGGTAATGCTTTGGACGGTGCTTTTTCTTCCTTTACGCGGGACATCTGCTTAAACACCTGATTAACGCCCGTCGCGGTCAGGCCGGACATAATGCCAACGGCAACCGCCGTAACGTAGTCGTTTGCAGGAAAATCCGGTATATGGAATGCCAGCGCTAGCGCACCGATGATGCCGCCGCACACACCGCAAATAATGGGGATCCATTTGTTGTCCAGCGCCGTGGCCTTCACGATCATGCCGATCAGATAGCAAATCACAATGATAGCGGCCACAGTCGCCACGCCGATAGTATTGATGTCCATAGTTGTACCTTTCCGGGCCTATGCCCTTTCCGTTGTTTATTTTCCGCTTTTCAGCAGCGCTGCGGCGCAGAAGCCTACGCACGCCCCGAAGATACGGGGAGTAACCTCTTGCAGGCGGCCATACCGTCCACCCAGGCTCTCGGCAACCGCGCCGGGAGCTTTTCCAGTGTTAGGCTCACAGCTCTGCCTCCCCCACGATCTCCCGGTACTCATCCTCCGTCAGCTTGCCCTTAATCACGGCGTTCCGTACCATCTCCGCTGTCCACAGTCCCTGTTCATACCACTTCTTGATTTTCTCTTTCATGCGTTAGCCCTCCATCATGGTATCGGTCATCATGGCCGTGTACGTCGCCTGTGCCTCTACCCTGTCCAGCTGGGTAGGAGCGGTCGGCGGCAGTGCTGCACGGTCTGCCTTCACCTCATCCTCGCTCCGCAGCACACACACGCCGTCCTCGTACTTGTACCGGGGAATGCCGTCATGGGTGTACAGTCCGCCGTCGAGGTAGTGGCTCTGACACAGGTTGTACCTGTCCCCCGTTCCCTCGTCGATGTACGTCCACTTGCTCACATCGTCGATGTTGCTCACGGTGTACCCGCCCTCGCAGCGCAAGACACGGTTTCTCTCGTCCAGCAGGACGTAAACTTTTGATTTTTGGATTTCCATAGTGCACCTCCTTACAAGTCAGCGGATGCACTATAATGCACAAGGGCGCAGGCATCTCCGCCGTCGGCTCGCTCCGCTGCAAATCCCGGAAGCAGTGTGGATCGAGAAGTGTAGTATGAGCTAACCGTCATCTTAGCCCCATCCTGATAGCTATTCACATTGCTATATTTTACAGACGGCGCAGTTCGCATTTCAATGCGGAGCGGGACAGCCCAAGAACTACCCTTACTGTATACCGCGATGGCGTCTCCCTCTATATAGTACCGCTGGCACCTTCTCAACTGCTCTCCGTAGTCGGGTATCTCGTTCAGCACCCACACACCGTTCTCCTGATGGGCGAGGGTCTGCTGGGGGCCGAGTTCCAGCTTGATGGCTACCAAACCAACAGCTTCAGAGTCAGTTTTCCAATTCACGGTAAAAAAGTCGTTTGTGTTTGCCCATTCAGCATAAACGATATAATCGTTCTTTCTGATCGCCACTGGTCTTACCATCCCCTTACTTAAATGAAAAGTTGCTGATCCAAAGGTATTGTCGCTCATGAGAGCAGATAGCGTAAGTTGCATCCCCTCAAGCAAATTTGAGTTGTCTGGTTTCTGGACTATATAACCAACCCCTTTAAGACTTCCGGGAGTTACAGTAGAGCGCGGACTATCACCTGTAACAATCCACCTATCTATGCAGTACCCACCTGTGTAGAGCGTCTGCCCTCTCTGATTGACAGGATTGCCAAAGTACCAGTTGTCCAGCAGGTTGGGGTTACAAGGGAACGTCTTGGTGGTGATGATCCTGCCGGTGATGGAGATGTTGTCTCCCGCTTCGTATGGTGCTGGCGCGTTGATGTTGTCCCGTGCCTGCTGCTTCTGCGCGTCGGTCAGGGTTTGGGGGGTGTTGTATTTAACTGCATTATCCAACTCGTATTCTACGCTGACGTTTCCGCTTGTTTGAATGTCACCCGCTGTCAGAGTTACGTTGCCGCTGTCGCTGGGAGATTTGTCGTTTACGGAGATAACTGATCCGCTTCCGTCAATGCCCATTCGCGTAACAGAGTAGGACACAGCCGGGTTCCCTGTGTTAAAGTTTGTAGTACTGCGCGTCCACAAATATTTTCCCTGCGGGACAGATGGAATTGTTGTGCTCCAGCTTCCCGATGGCACGATTGTACCGCTGTCTGATACAATGTATTCCACTGTTACGCCTGTAACGGTAGCCGGTGCGCCGGTGTCCCCTTTGTCTCCTTTGATTTGATACCAACTGTACGCTTGCCAGTCTGTGGGAGCGGTTTCTGCCGTGCCGGAATAAATGCCCATCCAGTCATCAGGGTTGTCGCCAATGCTATGACTGTTCGCCGTGGGCTGCTGCGATGCATACTTGATCCACACGTGGCTTGCGTCGCCGGTATCACCCTTAGCACCGTTGGACACAGCGAACGTAAAATATGTACCGTCCGACCGGGTAAATCGGTATGTATCCACTAGCCCCACCGTAGACAGTTTTTCAAATGCTGTCAAGCCGTTTCCGTTGGTCACGGTAAAGGTTTTCGTGGTAGTGTCGGCCAGCGTAATGGTGTAGGTATCCACAAGCCCATCCGTACCGGTTTTGGCAATATTGGAAATACCGCCGTGCCCGTCAGCCGCCGCTGTCAGCCAGTTCAACAGCGTCTGCCCTTGCAAGCGCTTTGCCGTGCCGTCCTGTTCCAGCACGAACATGTCCGTTGACTTGATCTGCTCCGCTGCTACCAGCTCGGAAATCGCCTTATCCGCCATGCGCCTCGTCCTCCTTTTCCACCGTGCCCAAGTTGGGCACTATAGTCTCCAGCTGCTCCAGTGCGTTGATGCACGCCAGCAGCCTGTCCAAATTGGTCTTGCCCCGCACCTCCACGCTGTTCAGTGTGGTGCGGATGGCTCTGATGGTCTCCTTCATGCTGTCTCTCCTTCATAGGGGCGGCGCAGGGCCACCCGCACCGCCGATGTGTCGTTGTAGGCGTACTCCACGCCGATGAGCCGCGTAAAGCCGTCGTAGCGTCGGGTCTCCTCCCCGGCGCGGTACTCCATGCCCAAGGTGTTTGTTGGATCGCTGAACGCCGATAGCGCCTCCGCCAACGTGACGCCTAGAATGTCGGCATACAGGATGCCGACGGACGCCAGCCCGCAAAAAGGGCATTCGTACACTGTTCTGTTGTTAAGCGTAATTGTAGGCATGACAACACCTCCATTAGTATATACCCAAAACCCGTCTAGCTCTTGAACCATCTACCCAACTGACCGCTATATTTCCTACCGCGAGATTTGTTGTTCTGAAGTTAGGTATAGTCGCGTTACCTGCAAACACCTTGTTCGCGTAGATCACATCCGCAAAGTAACCGTTGATTGTGCTGTTGCAGGTGCTCGGGTAGATAGATGCTGACTGTATATTTCGATTTGCTATGGCATCTGTTGCAATCTTGTCATTAAAAATCGACATATCAAGCAACCCCGACGCGTTAAAATAGCCATCGAACCCGCCGTATTCAATGTTTCCGGCGCTAACCGTGCCTAAAAATGTACCGCTATACGCCGTAAGATTTCCAGCCGCATCTACCGAAAAATTTTTTCCGAGCTGAATCCCGGACGATCCGATGTAAATCCCTGTTGTATTTGTGCCTCCCCACGTTTGACTGTTGGTGCTCAGGTAGCCATCTTTTATAATAAAGCCGCCAACTTTTCCGCTTGTCGCTTCGACCTCGCCCGTTATTTTTAACCCGTTTTTGTTTGCGTTGAGCACTGTTCCGCCGTTGCTCGTCAGCGTCCACCCATCGGCAGTTAAACTCCACCCAAAACTTGAACTGTTTCCACCATTTCGGCTTACTTTGGCAGAGATTTCTCCGGCTTGAACGGCAAGCGCAGATTTAAGGGATGCTGTGTCTGCGGTTCGCGCCTCTACTTCTGCGCTGATTTTGTCAGCAAGCACGGTAAAACTTGCCTTTGTTTCTTTGTACTGCCTGTCTATTTTTCGGGTTGTTGGGGATTTGTATTTGTAGCGATAGTTTATTTTTTCGCCGCCGGGAGCGGACACATCAGCGGTATACAATCGCCCGTGAGACACATTTTTTTTGCAAATTGCGCCGTACACATTTCCAACGGATAAAGCGTCTCCCAGCTCCGCAGCAGGATCGATATACGCTTCCGTCGCGCTATACGGTTGATACTGATACCCTCGTATACTGGAAAGTATATTATTTGCCATCTCTTGTGTGCCCCAGGGGCATTCCAACGTCAATGTGCGCCCGCTGTCTGTCCCAGCGATATAAGACAGATCATCGGAAACGTTTATGGCAACACGAGAATAACCGTTAAACAAATTTTCTTTTTCCAGCGAGGCTACATTTTTTTTGCATCGAACAACATCAGACAACGATCCTGTCACCTCCAAACGTTATAGCAAACCCCGCGCTGTCAATCAAATATTGCGTTTCCTTCGGAATGTCCCAAAAGCAAACAAGCTGCAATTCTCCCGCCTCGCTCATAACAAAGCAGCCTGCGTACATCGCCGCAATATAACCAAGGTATTCCCGGCAAGAATACGTAGTGTTGTATTGCACGCGATATGCTTTTGCTATACGTGCGATTGTCCTTGCGTCTACGGAAACGCCTAACGCCGATGCAATTTCGGAAACAACATCAACATCTTTTGCTGGCCACGCTAACTTTGTTGTTGTTGGATAATCCTGCTCTGCAAACAGAAGCGCGTCGTAACCGTGAATGCGGAGCCAAGTAACATCGTTTTCCTCAGCGTCTTCATCGATTTCGTCTGCAAAATACACGCCCTGCGGCAGCCACTCTGAGTGTCTGTTACCGTCTGTGAGCCTTGAGTACACGACGATGCGGGACAGCCCTTGTATTTGCCCAACAGGTTTCAGCATCTTAATGTTTACCTCTCGGCTTATGCACTCGCCAACGGTCGGCTCGTCTCCGCTGAACAAGCCGCCTGTCGTAGATACGCTGGAGATCATGTTCTCTGCGTACCCGCCATCCGCGCCCGCAGATGCTACACATATTCTTGTGCTGCCGAAAGTAATATAATCACCCGCTTTGTCTATCAACAAATCAGAGCCGCCGATAGTCACTCGCGTTTCTACGGTGTAGTTCCCCGCCAGCAATTCTTTGTATAGCGCTGATGTCTGCTGCATATTTATCTCCCTTATTTTTCCACAAGCGGGAATGTGATGTCCGCCCACACTGTTTCCCCGCTTATCGGGTCAACCGCAGAAATAGTAGCCGGCACATTGTTGGAGTAATACTGCGCGGAGTATGCCGAATACAGCGGGTGTAGATTTGTGTCCACGGTAACAAACTCTAGAAGTATCAGCTGCATTAGCTTTATTTCATCGGCGCGGCGCAGAGGAAGACACGTAATGTTGACCGTGTATTTGATTGCTACTCGGCCTCGATGCATAGTCCCGTCCATTGTGCGCCCTGACTTGTCACTGTCTAAATCGTTGCGCTTCCACTGTATTCCGTTTGTTTCTACCCAAGGCAGAATGTCCGTTCCGTTTATCTTGAAATACGGCACTTCCATTTTTACACCCCCAATGCCCGCTGTCGGTTTCTTTGTTGCCGCGTGATTTCCGGGGACAGCACACGTGCCAGCTGCGCTAAATCACCAGTAAATTTAATGGTGATTTCTTCTCCGCCGCTTGCGTTATTCATTTCTTCTCGCACAATTTGGCGAATAAGATCGGCAGGCGCTTCTATGTTTGTCCCTTGCTTTTGGTCGCCCAGCACCGCCATAAATTCGCGGTTCGGCGGTATAACTGCACCCTGCGCCAAACGGGGGATGTGTACCTCTGTAATGGGCCTAATATTAAACCCAAAAGAGCCGCCTCCGAGCCAATCCGGGATTTTGATTTGGATAGTGTTGAGTTTACTAATAAGCCAGTTGATCCCTTTTATGACAAGGTTTACTGCGCTTTCCAAAACCACAACGATACCGTTCCAAACGCCCTTGAATATGCGTTTAACGCCATCCCATGCACGCTCCCAGTCTCCCGTAAAAACGCCCGCGATAAAATCAATAAGCCCACCCAAGATGTTTTCCTTGAGGTTTTTGCAAAATTCTTCCAAATTCCCTGTCAACGCCAAAACGGCAACCACAACAGCTGCAATACCCGCTATAACTAGCGGGACTACACTGCCAGTAAGGAAAAAGAAACCTAGCCCCGTCGCTACAATTCCGGCAATCAAAAGCAGCGTATTTTTAAGGTTTGCGCCGTTGTCGATAATGTCCTTAAACGCCGTGACAATCATGGCTGCGCCACCAACGACTAACGCAATTCCTGCGCCCACTTTTCCAAAAGCAGCCGAAAGCCCAAAGGCGGCAGCGGCAACGCCGCCAATAATTTCCGCCATGTTGCCCCAGTCTACGCCGTTTTCCCAAGCGTCATTTATTCCGTCTACCGCCAGTGCAATACCGCCAATAGCGATCAAAATTCCGCCCAGTTTTGTGCCGATTGTTCCGAGCGCTCCGGGTAAGCTGTCTGCGATTTTCCATAGCGCAAAACCTGCCCCAATAAGGGCAACATCTTTTCCTATTTGCTCCAGCCGCGGAGAAATAGAATCCATAAAGCTGAAATCCGGCGCGATGTCCGCAGAGCTGCCGTCGCTGCTTTCTCCGCTCAACTTGTTTATCTCGTCAAACGATGCGAGCTGCTTACTGGCGGATTTTGCCGCACTGCCCACGCCCTTGTAGGCGTTCTTTTGGTCATTTAGAGATTTCGCCGCATTAGCACTTTCTGCTGCCGTAGTGCCAAACAGCGCGGATACAACATTTGCGATGACAGAGACTACCGCTGTAAGCACCTTTACGAGCGTGGTAAAGGCCGGGATGATGACCTGTACAAGCGGTTGAACCATCGTCAGCAGCGCACCTTTCAGTTTGGCGATGGAAGCGCTTGCCGCAGAATTGGTAGATACCACATCGGACATCCAGTCACGCAGTTTGGAAAGCCCCTGTGTAATGACGGTGAATACCAACGCTCCCTGCACAACAGATTTGATGCGCTTACCAAATGCCTCTGCACTTTTGGCAGCCTTCTTGACAGCGGCATTCATTTTTTCTGCGTTACGCGAGGCTTCTCCTGTTTCTTCCGCCGCCTTTAAAACGGCTTGCGCAATGTTCCCCGCAGCCTCTTTTTCAACGTCAAGGCGTACTTGCGCTTCGTTGATCTGCTCGGCATACCTCTTCGCTTTTGCATCCAGCCTGTCCCATTCTTTTGCCATCTTTTGTGCGGTGGCATCATCGCCGGAATCGCTCGCCATCTTGCTTCTTTCCCTTGCCATAGCCTTAGCGTTTTGTGTCTCAAGCGCAAGTCGCTCTTTTACGCGAATATCCTCCTCCAGTTTACCGATGCTTGTCCGCAAACGGTCAATTTCTCTTTCAGCCTGCGAAACATCCGTATTGATCAGGATGCTTTTACCGTCCAAGCCCTTTCGGACGTCGTTCGCCTTCTTCGCGACATCGTCAAGTTTCTTTATTGCTTTTTTGTCGTCGGCATCCACCCGGATAACGACGGAGCCGTCAGCGTTTGCCATACAATCACCTACTTGCTTTTATGGTATTTGTGTGGTATTATAAACAAACCACAAAAAACTTCTTGGAGGGTGGAAGAAAATGGATAAAATGACTAAGTGTAAGACCTGTGGCGCAGATATTGCAAAATCCGCGAAAGTTTGCCCCGCCTGCGGGGCCAAACAGAAAAAGCCGGTCGTGCTGATCGTTATAGCTGTGTTTATTGCTATCGGCATTATTGGCGCTGCGTTTGGCGGAAGCTCCCCAGAAAAGGTGGGGACTACAGACGAAAAACCTGGAAGCGGATCATCTGCTTCGCAGAAAACGAAATTTGCAGTTGGTGACGTTGTCTCCCTTAAAGACATTGAGGTCACTTTTGTGTCCTGCACCCAATCAAACGGAGAAGGGTTTTACACGCCAGAAAGCGGAAACGTGTTTCTATTTTGCGAATTTTCCATTGAGAATAAATCCAGCAAAGATATTTCCATAAGCTCTATAATGTCTTTTGAAGCGTATGTCGATGACTACTCCACAAACATGAGCATGACCGGAACGTTGGCCGCAGACAAAGGTCAGCTGGACGGTACTGTTGCACCAGGGAAAAAGATGTTCGGCGTAATAGGCTACGAAGTCCCAGCAGATTGGAAAACGCTTGAAATCAGATTTACCCCGGATTTTTGGTCTGGAAACGACATTACATTTATCGCAAAGCAATGACCTCTACGCAGCCGCCCTCCGGGGCGGCTTTTTTACGTCCAGCCCTTAATTACTTCTTCCTCGGCCTCCGAGTACCGGCGCTTAATGTCGATAGCGTCTCGGTTTCTGCGGTAAAACTCTTTGTCGGCTTTGTCTTTCAGTTTCCCATTTGCTTTCAGATCGCGTATACGCACGATCTGCGCGAAGTAGCAATCGCCGATTTCACCGTAATACGAAAGAAACGTCCACCAATGCAGATATGGTAGCGCTCGCACTTCCTGCCCCGCTATGCGGTTAATGGGGGCGATGAGCAGTCTAAAGTCCTGTTCCCAGTCCATCAACTTGGTTGTTTTTTTTTGCGCTTCCTCATTCCCGCCGTTGATAAACCAAAAGCACTGTTTTATTGCTTCTCCCATGTGCTCCCCAGGCATATCGAAAAATCCGGGGTAAAATATTCCCAATACACCGACGCATTTCTCTTCGCTTGTCAGTTCCACGGCGGACAGTACCGCGAATATGTCCAGGATCACGCGGAAATCTGTTTCTATGGGGTATTCAACGCCGCACACCTCAACGCTTTTCGGCAAGTCGTACATCATCGGCTATACTTCTTTGTGTATTTTGCCAGTTTCTCGCTGTGAAAAGCCTTTTCCCGCTTGATACCCTCGTCAAGCTCGTCCACGATGGCAACCATCAGGTTCATCCACAGCGGCGCACCGTCTGCGATGGCATACACGCTGACATTGCCAAACAGTGCTTCACACACCGGCTGCTCAAACACGCCGTCAATAGTCTCGCGCATTTCGGTGTCCATATTTCGGAGCCAGTCAAACATTTCACGGGCACTCATTTTTTCTACGTTAGTGTCCCGCGCATCCTGCTTCTTTTTCAGCGCGCCAAACGCTGTGTAAAGCCTGTCTGCAAACGCTGGATCGCTGGGATTAAAATGCACCGTGCATTTGTCATTCAGGTGGTATTCCTGTACGCCGGTGGTGATTGTCAATTCCTTCATGTGTTTCCTCCAAAACAGGGGCGGTTGCCCGCCCCTTTATTTAGGCCGCAGTAAACTCAATAGCGCCGCCGCTGCCCTTCTTCACAGTACCCACAGTGCGGGTTCCGCCATAGGTGATTTCGCTGGTGATGTTCAGGGTGCCGCCGCCTTCGCCGCCGATGCCGGTGATGGCAATAGCGCAAGCGTCGTAGCGCTCCGCAAACATCGCCTCGCCGCTGGTGGCGTAGAAGTGGCCGATCATCATGTCCTGATTTGCCAGCGCCTGGGCATCCTGGTCTTTGACGGCCAGGTTCCACATCTTCACCGCCGCAGCGTCGCCCGCGTCCAAGGGAATGGGGTCAAAGGTCTGCGTAATGGTGGGCTTTTTCATGGTCGTAAAGGTGTGTCCCAGGATGTCCTGCTTGGTGTCGGTGCTCCAGTCCATTTCCTCGCTGCTGTCCTCAACGCGCTTACCGATGGCGCTCCACACGGGGGCGGATGCAGTGCCTGTGTTCAGGTACGCAATTAGCAGTTCGCGGCCAATGGTCTGACCCGTCGTGGTGTTAAATTCCAAATCTGCCATTATACATTCACCTCGTAATTCAGTCTCATAAGAATTTGGTGATCTTCGTCCCCGTTTTCATACATGGCAAACAGGGAAGATCGCGTGGTCGGCTCCATGCTGATAACGCGCTTGTCATCTCCGATGTCGGGCTTCTGACCATTTGCCCAATCCCCGATAGCGTTCAACAGTTCGTCAGCCTTAAGCCGTTTGTCGTTGCTGTTTCCCGGCTTCACTCGGTAGATTATCTTGAACTGATACTCCGCCACATAACCGCCGGTGATATACTTCCGCACGATGTAAGCCGCTTGGATGGTCGACATCGCCATAGCGGAAGTGTCAGCGGGAAGAAACTCAAAGCGGATAAGGTCGACTGGCAGCTCCGGGTATGTGTTCAGCCACACAAGCAGCTTGCGCGATACCTGATCCTCTTCGGCAGCTGACACGGCCTTTTTAATCTTTTCCAAATTTATTCACCGCCTTATCTGCCACCCGCATCCACTTCTCCATGTTCTGCGCTTTGGAAGCGTTAAACCAATGTGCCTGTGCCTGCGGATGCATTGTTGTGTTAAATACAAGATTGCGGTCTGTGACCACTTTGTGCCCGCCTTTGGGCGCGTATGTGCTGCCGGTCGCCGGGTCTACCATCACTTTTCCGTAGTACAGAAACCGGGCGTATGGGCCTGGGTAAATGACCTCGTTGCCTACCACCCGCGTCCTCTGCGTCAGAGAGCCTGTAAGCGCAGGCACAAATGGGATGGTATCTTTCATCACCTGTTGCGCTAAAACGCTTTCAGCGCGGCCACAGGCCCTTGCAAGCTGCCGCTTTACCTCGTCCATGCCGGACACGTCAACAGAGAACTTGAGCGACATCTTATGCCCCTCCGACTTCCCAGTGCTGCATATCCACGCTGCCAAAATCTTTCTCGTCCACTTTGGTCACGTTGTAGCAGCCGTCCTGTGCCATAGCCACGTCCTCTTTGTCTGTGACAAACTCGCCTTTCACAAAGAACGTCAACCCGCCGTTACCGTTCACAGACAGCGTCCACAGCCCGGACTTGTCCGCCGCCGCAAGAAACGCCTGCGGGGGCGCGTAGGTCTTGGCTTTACCTGTCGTTCCGTCCACCGCTTCCACGGAAAACGGAATGTACAGGTTTACCGCGTCCGCGCTCTCAAGGCCGCTTTCACGCACGTTGACCGCCTTGCTGGCCTGCAGCATAACGCCGCGCAGGATGGTCACATACAGCTTTGTGATTTCCTCAAAGGTCGCCGGGTCAGTCTCCTGCACGGCATTGTAGACCGTTATAGTGTGGGGCGCGTACAACCACAGCACCCCCCTCCCCGATACAGCAGACCAGTATGCGCCAGATACTCGTTACAGGTCGCCGCCAGCAGTTTCTTCGCACCGTCCGTAGCGCTTAGTGCGGACGCGGCAGCTTCGCCGCCGCTGGCCAGCGTCCGGGAGTACCCGCCTACCGTTTCGCTTTTCACTTCATCGCCGGTCGCCGCGTTCGTCAGTTTGGTTGCGGCAAGCTGCTGCGCAGCTTCGATCAGCTGATACTTGTCCACAAGTGCACAGCAGCACATTTTTACAGCATACATATCAGCGTTATCTTTTGCCCGGTTCTGCGTGTAGTAGTCGAGAAAGGAGCTGGCTCGTACAGCCAGGCGCGGAAAATCCTCCTCGCTCACGATGCCCAAATAGATCCCGGAGTAATAGTCGTAATCAGCGTATGTCATGTGAGCCAGCTCCTTTCCAATCAGCTACCGGTCTTGGGGGACAGGATGATGTTGTCCAGCACAGCGGCCTTGAGGGTGTTCTTCAGCACCACGCCTGCCACCAGCTCGACCTCGCCGGTCTTTACGGCACCGGGGGCGTTCATGTCGGGCATATAGCTGGAAATGACGCTGTTGCCGGTGGGGGAAATGCCGTGGAAGCCGTCCAGACCGATACTCACCGCGTAGATGCTGGTGGTGCCGTCGGCGGAAGCGGTAGCGGCAGAAGTGCCGATAACGTCCACAGAGGAAGTGCCGTTGTAGTACTTGCCCATGTCCATCAGGGGGATACCGGCAAAGGTCTCCACAACCTGGCCAAAGTCGTCCTTTGTACGCTCGTAGTAACCGGCACGGCGTGCGCAGGAACGAACCTTCATCAGCATATCGCCGTTCATCATCAGCATTGTGGTATCACCGTCGATGGTGTGCACCAGCTGATCCAGCTGGTCAATGAACGCGTTGGCGTTGCTATCCAGCAGCGCAGAGGTGGACAGGTTAATGCCGGAGGACAACTCCGTAGAAGTGCCGGACAGCAGCTTCTTCAGACCGTCAAAGGTGCCGGTCACATAACCAGCGCCGGTAGCGGCGGAGGTGCCGTTGATGACCAGGTTATGGAAGTAGTTGCTGGTCGCCTTGATCTTCTGCTGCGCCTGAAACGCCAGCTCATCCACAGCGCCGGAGGTGTTCTGCAGCACACGGTCAACGGAGAAGGAACCGCCCATGATGATGGCCTTTGCGGTCTTCTCAACGCGCTTAGCTTCGTTGGCGGTGTACTCGCTGTTGATCGCACGAACAGCGGCGGTGGAGGGGGTGTTTAGCTGAATGTAGCCGTAGGTCAGGGTAGAACCACCAGTGCCCGGAGAGATAGCGTTATCAAACACCAGTCTGTCCAGCAGCAGAGAACTGCGGCGAAATTCGTCGACGATCATCTGGTCGACCTTGTCGGCCATGCCGACTTTAGCTTCAGCAAGAGTAATAGCCATGTGTCATTGTCTCCTTTACTTGTCGTATTTTTCGTGGAGCGCACCCAGCAAAGATGTGGGCTTTGTTTCACGAGTGCCGCCCTCAAGCGAACCCTGCGTGTCAACACGAGCGCCAGCCTTTACAAATGCGCTGGGATCCTCAGACTTTGCATTTTCCAGGTACTTGTCGAACCCGTCCAAAGCGCCGTCCTTCATTTCGAGCTTGCTGTCTCCGATACCCGCTCGGAAAGCCTTTTCCGCAGATTTGGAGGAAAACTTCACGCCGCTGTCGGCAATCGCCTTGTCAATGGCGGTCTGATAATCCCGCTGTGCAAGCTGTGCTTTGTACGCTTCGGTTTCCTTGTCGTACTTGCCCTGCAACTCATCCAGCTTCTCCTGGATTTTGGCCGCGTCACCACTGGTCTTTTTCAGCTCCGCGATGTCCTTATCCCGGTCTGCGACCTGCTGCTCCAGGGCTTCCTTGTCCGCCTTTGCGTCCTCTGCGGCTTTCTTGTGCTTTTCGATGTCTTTGCCGCTCATGGCAAACACCTTGTCCGCCTGCTCTTCCGTCAGGCCGATGTTCAACAGCTCTTCTTTCTTCATGTTCAACTCCTTACGGGATAGGCTTTTTAGGTCGTTGCCGTGACCGCCCCGCCTGCACTTTTAGGCTTGCAGATAGCCAATTTTTGTATAAAATCCGCATCAGCGGTTTTTACTGAAAAACAAAAGCCAACCACTGATAAACTGTCAGCAGTTGGCTCCTATTGCCCTTCCCGGTGCCCGATTACACCGGGGATTGATATTTGATTTTCTTTTGGACTTCCAGCACGATAACGCCGTCACCCTTTCGCCGCACTTCTGCGTTGTTGCCCCGCTTCAAAATGGCTTCGATAGCCTGTACCATTTCATCACGGTTCATTGACTACCTCAATTTCTTTTGGGGCTACATCTGTAAGCTCAACTTTTGCGCCATCATCACACAGAATTACAACCTGATACTTGATCACGCGCACAATCTCGCGGGTGTAATCACGCAGCGCCCGCACATCTCCGTCAAGTTCAAGCACAATTCCTTCGTAACTTCTTGCTTTAATTCTCATACAGCACCTTCATCCTTTCCCGCTGCTCCGGCAGCCCCGCCGCCTTACTGAACGCCTTGTACTTTGCATTCAGGCGGCGCAGTTTGATATTCACTGCCTGTTCTTCGTCTGTCAGCCCTGCGGCACTGTACGCCGCCTTTTCGCGCTTTAGCTTGCGTATGGTGCGCTCCACCTTGCGCTGCTCCTGCGTGGCCTCGTATGCCGTGTAGTTCTTGCCCTCAAACGTACAGCCCAAACCATCGTCAATGTGGGCAAGCTGTTCGTCTGTGTAGGTGCGTTCGCTTACGCCCTCAACCCAAACGTTGCGGCGGTGGCGGCAGTTGGCTCCTTCCAGACCATCCACAGCACCCAGGCCGCAAACCTCGTAGATGTTCGGGTAGATGTCGCCGCTGCGGGTGGAATACACTTTGCCCTGCCATTCCTTGTGCGATGACCACGGGGACGGCCCCAGCACATCACGCGCCCCGGCGTGGGCAGACACTTCGTAATACGGCGTTTTCAAGTATTCCGCCGCTTGCTCCGTGTACTTACTGCACAACTGCGATACACCAGTCATTACGGCGCGGCGTGCAGCTACGTCTACATGGTCACGGTGTCCGCTCTCATAATCAATCACGCGCAGGCCTCCGCTTGCAAGCTCCCTAACGGCGTCTTTGATGGCTTTCCCATAAGAAATAGCCCCGCTTTCTACTTTCAACGTAGCGGCATCTAAAGCCCACTGGTAAGCCTTTGCGGGGGGCAGCATCGTCCGCCCTGCGTCTACCAAAAAACCCATCGAAGCGGTGATGTTTCGGAACACGTCCCGCGTTCGCCGTTTGATGGCGTCAATGGTGGTTGCATCCACCAGCACGTCAGGCTGTGTTACACGGGCAAGGTCTATGACCTCGGTGTAATACTTTTGGTTGCGCTCCACCACATCGTCTATCAGCTCGTTCAGCTTTTTCTCGCTGATGCCGGTAGTCTGGCGTATGGCTTTCTCAATCTCTTTCAGATCGATGCCATGCGCCCGCAGCACCTTGATGTCCTGCACCGTAACCTCGTTCAGTTCATCCGCAGCTTTAAGCCGGGAACATATCTCCATCAGAAGTGCGTCCTCAAGCCCACGGTACAGCTCTGCCAGTTCTTCCGGCATGGCATCCAGCAGTTCAGGGGAGAATGGATACTTGCTCATCTTACATAGCCCAAAACTACCCAATTAGGGTTTTCATCTGTGCCAATGTTTACCCAAAAAGTACCGGGGTTTTCTCCATAGCCCATTACTCTACCTCCCCAATGTCAAAAATATCTTCTATATTTACATTAGATTTTGCAATAATTCTCCCTTTGCCGACCGCATAAAAATCGAGCATGTGTCCGTTCAGAAATCCAACAAAAAAGCCATTCGGCCAAATAGGTGGATTGTCGCAAAATACAGACAAATTCGATGTTTTGCGCATGTGCATGCAAAGAGAATAATCCTCGCGAAATTCACATGTCGTATTAAATGTAAAATAGTCACATTCCGGCACAATTAAAAGCATTTTGGTGATTGTGACATATCTTGTGCAACAGTCCGTGCTCGACAAAAAAGATTTTACCATTCTTATGTAATCCACCTTTTACTCTGTTTCCGTGTTTGGCTCATCCGTCATGTCCTGCATCTTCGGCAGCGCCGCCTTTGCGGTCGCCTCGTCCTCGTTCATCCACTTCATGCGGAACTCCCAATCGTTCATAATGCCCGCACTGAGAAGCTGCATATCACGGGAAAAGTCGGTTTGCTTGTCCTCAATGATGCTGTCATCAAAGTCAATGGAGATCTCCACATCCTCATTCAACCCAGCGTTCATGGCGGTGTTGCCCAGCCTAAGCAGGATGCGGCACAGCTCCACAAGCGCCTGCTCCAGAACGATCTCCATCTTTTTAATGGTGCGGAACATGGTAGAGTTTTCGCTGATTACCTGTGTCGCCGTCGCAACGTTGCCGCCGTCAAAACGGTAATAGGTCTCGCCGAAGCCGCACTTACTGGAAAGGATATTGAGCTGATCCTGAATGCCGGTGTTGTGCTCCGCCGTCCGCAGCGTCATGTCAATTGGCGTTACAACTGCGCCGTCTTCTGTATCCTCCGGCATGACGTAAAACACCACATCGTCAGGGTCAAAAGCAGGGGTGCCGTCAAGATACTGCGCCGCAGACGGCTTAACCATGATGCGCTTCTTGCCCAGTTTGAACTCGTTGACGTAGCTGTCGTAGGCAATATCCACGCCCTGCAATACGTCAATAGCATTGGCGTAGATTGCGATACCGGTCGGCAGCAGATAGTTGACGTTGTTGGCGATGTTGGGCCGGTCAATGACAAACTGCCGCTTGTCGCTACCTGTGTGCACCACAGGCGGGATATTTTCAAATCCCTTGACATTAACAAGCTGCTCGTCCGCCAGCTGCTCATTGTCATACCAATAGATGCGGTTTTCAATGACATAGTTGCCGTTGTCCTCACGCCGGTGTATCTGCAAGTACAGATAATCTTTACCGCCACGCGTGACTTCGGAAGAAAACGCGCACTCGCTGATATATCCATTTTGCCAGGACAGCGGGTAAATGTTCTCGATGGTCACATAGTCCAGCACGATACCGGATGCGTTGCCTGGTACAATATCCCCGCTTTCGCTGATCTCTTGCCCAGTGACACGTGGGACATAGGCCACAGTGCCCAGCGCGGACTTCATCTCCTGCATCTCGTTTGCCTTGACGGTGAAGTTGTTTTCCGTCAGCACCAGGTCAATAAAGTCCTGCTCTTTCTGACCCTCAAGTGTGATTTGGACTTTCTCGTTCATCAAGAGATTAGCCCAATCCTCGGACAGCTTTTTTCCCATGCCAAGGGAGTAGCGCCTACACTTCACATGTCGCTCACCGTTCTGCACAGTGTAGTTGTGGAAGCCTTTTACATCGCCCTGATACCAGCTTTTCCACTCGTACACTTTGCTGTAGAAGCTGTCCGGGATAGTGGTATAGCCCAACTCGTTAAGTTTTAAGATAACTGCATTACTCATGCGATAACTCCCATCCGGCGAGAAATCCGCTCTAAAGCGTATCTTGTGGCATCAATCAAATGATTATTTTCATCAGGATAACCGCTGATGATATCGCCGTCTTTATTCCGCTCGTATTCGTAATTTACAAATTCGTTGTATGCATTCGGCGTCCGGCGACGGTCGATGACGATCTTCCGGCGTTGCAGCCACTTCATACCGTAGTCAACAGAGCCAGGGCCTTTGACCGCTTCTTTTGCCGAAAGGCCCAATGCACGATAGTCCGCAGTGCTTTTCGGTTCTGCGCTATCGCAGGTGATGTACGCATCGATATAGTTGCGCTTTTTGATGAGTCCACCGCTTGCTTCGTTTGTCAATTTGTTTTGGTAAATCTCATCAATGAGAAAAATCGTTTCTCGCGCTCGGTCATAATGCAGCCGGATAAACGCAAACGGATCAGGGAACCAGCCCCAGTCTACGCCCTGGTAAATGCGGTCAAAATACGAAATCTCTTCGTCCGTGATTTCCCGCAGTTCCAGGTTGTCAAACACATTGCCGCCTGTCCCGACCGGAATCCCCAAGTACTCATGCTGATATGCACGTTCGTCCGTCTCTTTGAGATGTTCCGCCTCGTCAAGGAACTGCTGGCCCAGCCACTCAGGGGGCGCTTGCAAATATGTTGATTTATGGCACAGCCGGTCAGCGCGTTCCTCTAGGCTATCTTTGTTCGCCCAGTTGTCGCGGCTGATCGGCGGGTTATAGCTTTCAAAGTTCCAGAACACCGAGCCGCCGCGCATGGTGGACTGCAAGATGTTTCGTATCTCGGCACGACCGGCAAACTGGTCTTTCTCTTCAAAGTGCGTCACAGCAATATAACCGAACGGCACCTTGATAGACTTGATTTTCATAGGGTCATCGGCGCCGCGAAACATAATCTTCTGCCCGGTAGGCTTGTAGATCAGCTCCATCGGGGAAACCTTTGCTTCCCAATACGCCGCCATGCCCAGTTCACCGATTGCCCAGATATACTGCGCGTACACGCTGTCACGGATGGTGTTTGCCACTTTACGCAGCACCAGAGCGTGCGTGCCCGGATTGTTTATCAGCAGCAGGGGGACGAGTACAGACACCGTGGAGGACTTCAGTGAGCCGCGCCCACCGCTGAAATCGTAGTGCGTATGACCATGCTGAAACACGTCATGCGCCACGTCGTAGAACGCAGAGCCGATTTTTTCAGACAGGCGGATGTCAGACATCAATTATCACCCGAACCCTCTCGCTGTCATCATTAGCGGTCTTTTCTTGTAGCAGCGTCCACTTGTCTATCAATGTCCCAATAGCAGTCGTGATTTGGCTGGGCGTTGCCTCTGCCAGCTTCGCCGGATCATTCAGCACTGCCAGCCCCTTACCTATAATCTGGCACACCATGTCACGCTGGCTCTCCATGTACGTCAAAACGTCGGCGGTGTTCTCCTCTTTTTTTCTAATGAGTTTTTCCGCAATATCCGCATTTGTCTGCACTATTTTTTTGACAGTGTTTGCGGAAACCCCATTAAGTTTGGCTGTGGCGCAATAGTTGCTGGTCTGCACATAGTCCGCCAGTATTTTCTTTTTCTGCCGGTCTGTCAACCTTGCAGCCACTGTCACCACCTCGCTTTGCCTGACGCACCGGCCTCCCACCGCTGGCCTTTGTCATTGGCACGTCTGTGCCCGGCTTTCGCCTCACCTAATATGTTCCCGCCGTGAGCTATGTGCCCCGCAAGCATACATAGCATCCACCACGGCGAAATCCTTTGCAGTAAGCAGACTATTTGGGACGCATCCCTTGCAGCGGTCTGCCAGCGCATCAGATACTTGACGTCCGTCTGCCCGCATGGGGCTTGCCATCTGTTGCCGCATGGGAGGTGCGACCTCCCGCTCCCCGAAATGTGGGGCGGCATCGGCCTGCGGCATATTGCTCCCTCCGGGCGGAGCCGAAGCCCCGCCCGGAGGGAAAAGAAGGGGGAAAAGAAAAAAAATGGGAGATGCAGAGTTTGTCCCTGCATCCCCACGTTATCACATTTTTTCTTATTGTTGCATTTCGTTGTGCAACATCACTTAATTTCTGCGTTTACATACGGCGCATACTCTTCTTTTATCGCACATTCTTTCAGCGGGCAGTACCGGCAGTTTTTAGCAAAGGGGCACTCGCGCCGTTCTGCTCTGGATATACAGCGAGATACAGTGGATGTGCTTACACCAAAATGCCGCGCAATCGCGCTCATGCGCCAGCCGCACTCAAAGTACAGCCTCAAGTATTCAACCGTCTGCTCTTTCACCCTACCACCTCCTCCGGGAAGAATGTCTCCCGCACGCCGCCGCACTCCGCCACAATGTATTCAGCCATTGTCAGCACCTCTTCTTTCCTGCGTCTCAAAGTAAAACGCAATCGGTTTTTCTGCCTCGATGACATTGCCATAAACCACGCCGACCTTGTAGATATAATTCTCGCGCAGCTTTTGCGGAATTTCTGCGATATAGCGGCGGAATGTCTCGATCGAATTTGCTCTCTTGTAATGATTACACATCCGGCAGGCTGGCATGAGGTTGTCAAGGTCATCTGTTCCAGCGTCCTCAATCCCCCATGCCCTCAATGGGAGAAAATGGTCTACCTGCATATCCTTGTAAGCGATTTCGCGCCCACAATACGCGCAATGGCCGTCATACTTTCGATAGACCGCTTCGCGCTTTGATTTGCTAATTGCCATTCTTCATCGCCTCCAGCGCTTTCTCCGCCTCCTCGCGGGTGAGGAATACGGTTTTACCGATTTCTCCGGCGTTTATACCTGACAGCGATTGCCAAACAAACCCTTCTACAATGTCCCACTCGATAAACAAGCCGAACAATTCCACGCGGATGGCTTTAACTTTATACACACTGATCGTTTTTCGACCCGTTACTTCGTAAAGCCTGTCGCCCACCTTGCACGGCAGCACCATCACGCGCTCGCCCTTGTCGGCCTCCGCCAGCTCCCGCAGGCGGTCGATGCCGCCGCACTCTCTGATGGTCATGCAAAGGTCGCTCCAGTCTTTAATCAACTCAGACACTTCCTCCGGTGTCAGCCCCGTGTCCTCGTAAGCGGCAAGGCGTTCGCAGATTTCGACCTCAAATCCACAGTCCTCAGTGCGGCATCCCATGCCTCCGAAGAAACAGTACACGCCCAACACGATCCACAGCCCGCTGGCGAAGTTTTGCAACAAATTTTCCATCATTCCACCTCCTAACATCCAGCCCCAACGCCATAATCGGGATTATTGGTCATCCTTGCAATTTCGTCTGCGGTCAGCGTATGATTGCTTACAGTGTATGTAACAGGCCCTTTACACCTGTTCTGACACGCCAAGCACTCGCAATGGTTACAGTTACTTGTTGTATTCTGCCGAAATGGACAGAGATGATTAAAACAGTCCATCACATTTCCCTCCATCTGCACCCGTAACAGGCGCCCTCGTGTGCGTATTTGTACTTCCCGCAGTATTGGCATAGCTCGTTCTTTATGGTGTGCAATTCTTCTTTAAGCCGCAAAACCTTGTTTGTTTTCGACACAGCCACGTCAAGCAATTCCTTGATGTCTCCCGGCGTCAGCCCTGTGTCCTCATAGGCGGCGAGGCGGCTCCACGCTGCTTCTTCCCACTTGCAATTCATGGCGCAGTTTCCGCCAACTTCGAGGCATTCGGGGCCGAGAAAATGTGTGCAACATACGCCGTTTTCATGCGTGGTTTCCTTGCTGTACGTAGTCAACCGATCCATCGTGTTCCTCCTTCTCCCACCGGATTTTCATTTGTGCCGGGTATAGGTCAACCTCCGGTCTGCGCTTACCCGTCCAACGCAAGCCGCCAGCCTGCCCCACGCATTTCCACCCGCTGGCTTTCAGGCTTGTGCCACTTTCGCTGTCCAGTATGTAGGTCACAAGTCGTTTGTAGCCCATCGCCCGTGCCGCCCTCCAAGCGGCAGCGTATAGCATAGAGCAGGCGTTGTGGGTGCCGTCTGTGCATAGCCGGTTGACCTCCAGCGTCCATCCGTCGTCCAGATGTCGGCTCACCGGTCTGTCCACAATGGCAACGCCCACGATTTCCTTTCCGTCCGTGCAGCCGATGGAGAACTTGTGTCCCACCACTGGCTTATGATGCCGGTGGTGCTGCTCCACAAAGGCGTTCGCCTCTTTGAGCGTCATCGGGCAAACCTCAAGGCTTATTTCTGCTCCTCCTTCACCACCACAGCCTTTGCCAGCTGTGCCATGCCCTGCTTCATGTCCTCTATCTGCTTATCCCGCCGTGCAATGGCGTCCTTCAGGCTGTCGTTGGCTTTCATCAGTGCCTCACACCCATACTTGTGGTGGTACGGACAATCGTTGCACATCTCATATATTGCTGTGCAGCACCGCAGCGCGGTCACGATCTCATCTCTTGTCATAGCACCCAATCCTCTTTTCGTACTTGGAAAGCGTCGCCCAACTGCACGGTGTCCGGGAAATTGTGCTGTGTGGTCTGTACGGCGTATTTGTCGATCTCGGTCGCATAGTAGGCGGTGATCTTCGCGCCCAGCTTGTCCAGCGCAATATGCCCGCAACTCATTCCATCGTACATGGACAGGACTTCCACCGGCTCCTCCGTCAGCCCGGTAAAATGGCTCATAATGTGGGCAATCACCTCCACCGTCCAGCCGTTGCCCAGCATTTTATAGGCTTGACTGTCACTCACGGGGAAAGCGTATGTTTCCGGCACCGTTTGGAGACGCATACATTCGCGCACGGTCAGCTTGCGAATGATATAGAAATCGTCTGCCAGCTTAATAGGATATTGTTTGTCTTTGACGGTAATAAGACCGTTTCGGACTTCGTAAACCGGGTATTTCTTGCCGTCTGCCATAGAAATGGCATAATGACCGCTTTCGTCCTTTTCTATGACAGGCTCGCAAATTGGATTATCTTTAAGAACCGTCGATAATGTATTGCTTTTCCCGTCTGTGCGCGGGTGCAGCTCGGAGAACTCGTGGTAGCCGTGGCTGATTTCGTGTGCCTCGTACTGTTTGCGGAGGCGTTTAGCCTCCGGCGATCTCTCGTATCTCATACAGCACGGGACGGCGTACAATCCAGTTTTTGCACCCACTCCGCCGCCGTTGCCGCAAAGCGTCACGCTCTTTCCGTCCGGCGAATAGACACGGTATTGCTGGCTGTCGTGGTCTTGGTTCTTGCTGTCGTTTTCGATAGTCCCGATGCGGACGGGTTCAGCGCACACATTGTATGGAACGCCCATGCTGACATTTGCCGTGAGGCAAAGTGCCTTATCTGATTGCCCCGGTTTTTGCAAATAGCTCCATCTGTCTGTGTATTTCCCCTTGCTATCGCGCACCATGTAATCCATCTCTTTTTCGGTCAGTGGCTTAATGGTAATTGGTTCCGCAGCCGCGTTTCGCGCCCTGCGCGCAATGGCGTCCTCCGCCGTCGCGCTGTGTCCTTTCAAAAGTGCATACGCCTTTTCGCGCAGCGGCAGGCCCGTTTCCAAAATGTCCCGCAGATAAACGCCCCTGTCCTCCGGCTGTTCTACGTCTACTCGACTGTATGTTCCGTCCTGGTTACGCTTTCCCACCCAGTAGAGCCGCTGGCGGTTCTGCGCCGATACCAGCGCGGAGTTGATAAGCACGGGTTCCACGCCCAGCTCCGCCGTGATCTGCGCCCGGATGGCGGGCGACATGGACTTGTTGTTCTCATACAGGAAATAGTCCGGCTGGTACTTGTCCCGCGCGATGCGGTAATTCAGAAACAACTCCCATCCGACGCCGCTGGCCTCGGTTTCGCGGTTCTTGGTCTGTGCGATACTCCAATGTGTGCAGGGGCTTCCGCCGATCAGTATTTTCATTCCATCAATCTCCAAACACCACGCCGCACTCGTCCTTCAGCACGTCCTTGATGTGCTTCCGCTTGATGCGGCCTTCGTTTATCTCCTCCGCCAGTTTCTCCAGGCACTCATACAGATACGCAATGCTCTGCGTGTCCCGGCTGTCCGCTGTCTCCTCTTGGACGTGCCAGCCGCATTTGTCCATCAGCACCATCGCCACCATGTCCATGTTCTCCCGTGTGCCTTGCAGCTTGCCACGCATAAAGATGCGGTCGTCCCTGCTCAAATGCTGTTTACCCATGCGTCACCACAACCTTTCCTGCGCCGTATGTTCCGCAAACCTCTGTTCTTGCAGTTGGAAATATGTCGGTTCGATCTCGCACCCCACAAACTCAAAGCCGAGGTTGTAGGCCGCTATCCTGCTGCTTCCACTGCCCAAGTGTGTATCCAGTATGCGCCAGCCTTCTTTGGCGTACTTAATCAGCAGCCACTCGTACAATGCCACGGGCTTTTGCGTTGGATGTATTCTTTGCCCCTTTTCTTGCAACGGCGAGTAATAAAAAGTTCTCGCAGATGTATCGAAAGAAGTCCATGCAAATTCGCAAGATGCAAAAGAAATATCTTCCGGCTGCTTTTTGTCCCAAATAACAAATCCCCTACAAGGCGGAAGATCGTAATAATTTCCCCCCCATATTATTTGGTTTTTGCTGCATCTTTTTAATTCGCTAAAATACACATCACCCGGAGTCGCATCGTCCCATCTTGTTTCAGTGGCATTGTATTTTTTCAATCGGCCACTATCATGAATGCTAATTCCATACGGCGGGTCTACAATGGCAAGATCAAATGCCTTATCCGGAAGCGTCCGCATATACTCCATGCAGTCTACGTTCAATGCGATTTGTTGTTTCACGCTTCACACCTCCCGGATAGCAAACCCGTATCTACTGCGGAACAGCTTTGCTTTCATGGCATACTCGCGGGTACGCATCCCCTTCACGTCCTCCACCACCGGCAACCAGTACCGCTGGCCGTAGCTGTCAGGAGCCGTTCTGCGCTCGTACACGAAGTCCGCGATGTAGTCGATACTTTTCACCCGGTCGCCATCAAACGTCGTGTACGCCTCTTGCAAGCAGTATCGCACCTGTAATTTGAGTCCCCGTATCTCCCCGTTTGCTTGCAGCAGCATCAGCGCATCGTAGCGCTTCGCCTCCTTATTGCTGTGAAACTCATACTCCTCGCCGTTCGGCATGATACGCACCGTTTTTTCGTTCCGGTACTTATTCTTCTTTGGAGTCTTTTTGCCCTGCATCTTCTCCATGATTTGCTTCTGTGCCGCCGGGGACAGCCGCGCCAGATCGTTACTCATCAGGCCCATTCAGTTTCCCTCTTTTCTCCAGCCCTCGTTTGTTCATCGTGTACTGCACCTCATGGACAATGCGGTTTTCTCCGCACCGTTCGCACGTGCCGCCCAGTGTCCGCCGCCACATGGGGGCGAAGATGTACTCGTCCTCCATGTCCCGTATGCACTGTCCGCACAGCTTCGCCGTGGCGATCTTCCAGATACCCGCGTTCATGGCTTCGCCCCCTTGATGTACTTGCCCATCCAGGCATCACGTGCACCGTCGGTTTTGCCGACAGGTGCAGCAGGGGCATATCCCCACCGTTCCCACTTCTCAGCATTTCGGCAAGCCGCTTTCCAGTCTTTCATGGGGGTCTTGCCAACCATCCAGCCCTTCGCTTCGTAGAAGTCGATAAAGCCTTGCGGATCTACCGCCGAATGGCGTTCAGCCACGTAGGACTGAACCTCTGCCAGTGTGGGTGGGGTAAAGCGCTTCGCGCGCGTGCTCCCACCGTCAGGTGGGAATAAGTCTTTGTCTTTGTCTTTGTCTTCTTTCTTTGTCTTAGTAGGCTTGTGGTCATTTGCGTTTGCTTCGGTTTGCTTGATTTTGCTTAAACTTGCTTGCGTTTGCTTGCCGCCTTTTGTCCCGTTCCTTGCCCGTTCAGCGGAAAGCTCCTCGTCCCTGTCCAGCATCGTCCGGAACACCGGAAACAGTATGCTTTCCGCACCCTCCAACTCCGGCTGGGTGCCTGTTCTTGCGTACTCCAGAATGGCGATAAACAATCGTCCACGCTCTGCATCGGACAGCGCCGCTGTCTGCTCTATCCAGTCATAGTAGGCTTTCACGTAGCACTTGCCCATCGACCCCACTCCTCCTGCATCTTGCCCATTCACGTCACCCCCTTTAGAACGGCAGATCGCTGTCATCCTCGTCCATCTCCACGAACTGGCTCTTGCCGCCCGTCCGGGGAGGCATGCCCTGCGCGTCCTCGTTCTTGCCGCAGAAGTGGACACGATCGACTGTCATCTCCGTCACGCTGCGGTCATTGCCGTTCTTGTCCTGGTATTCGCGGGTGGACAGCTTACCCTCCAGCAAGATTTCCTTGCCCTTGTACCAGTATTTGCAGATCATCTCTGCCGTGCCCTGCCACGCCACGCAGTTCAGAAACAGCTTTGTCTCCCGGTCTTTGACGGTCTCGCTCCACGCCACGCGAAAGCTGCACACCGCCGTACCATTCTGGGTTCTCCGCATCTCCGGGTCAGCACAAAGCCGTCCCTGCAAAATCATTCTGTTTACCATGTCAAATCTCCTTGTTCAGTTCTTTTTGTTCTGTAAATTTGTACATCATGTGTGCCGCATACGAGATAGCCTGCATCAAATCCAACTCCCGCGTGCCCTTCACTTTAGATGCCGCCTTACATATTTCCGTGCCCTGAAAATACATGTGCAAAACAACTCTTTCTGGGGAAACATCAAGCCCCAACGTATACAACTCACCCCCCCTATTGACTTCTTGAGGCGCCGCCTTTTCCTTTTTCTGAAATGCACCATTTTCCGCGCCTAACTCCCGAATTAACAAGTCGTATGTGTAGTCAGCCATATCTCCTGTGCAAGAGCACAGAAAATTGGAACTTCGTCCGATGCGCCTGCATACGTCAACCTGCGTCATACCGTTCTCGCGGATATACTTCTTAATAGCCGGGATGTCCACCTTAATTCGTTTCATTTCTTTTCCCATCCTTCTTTTATAAGTAACTTTTTCCAAATTCTCTTCGAAAGTCATCTTCCGTCCAGCACTGCTCCTGCATGGCCTTGAGCTGGCCGTACCGCCGCAGCCTGCGCATTTGTTCGCCGCTGCGGTGTACGGCTGTCTTTCCGTTCCTGTGGCACCTGTTGCCGCACAGGTACACAACAAGGCCGTATTTCTCGCTCTTCTTGCGGTTCGCACCACCCAGCAGATGATGCTTCTCTAACGGATCGCTTGGGTCATTCCTGCCGCACAAAAAGCATCTCTTACTCTTCATACGCTTCCTCCGTCCCGTCCCACTCGTATTCCGGGCAGCTGTGAATGGCGTAGCTGTGCATGATGCCCGCCTTGCGGCCTCCTTTTTTCTTCACCGTAGGCGTAGCGTCCCATCCGGGCACCGGCTCCGGGTCTTTCCTCGACCAGCTGCAGTCGCCGTAGCACTTCTTGCACGTCCAGCAGGGCTGTATGTGCAGCTTGTTCATACGCTCACCTCTCCCCACCGGTTCACCAGCGCGTCCAGCTCTTCCGTCGTCATCGTCTCAATACCTACCGCCTTACAATCCTCCACGACGGCATCTATCAGGCGCGACATCTGCTCCGTGTCGTAGGTGCTGCTTCCGTACCATACTGTCACGTTCACGCAGCCCTTTAGCTTGCTTGCGCCCTTGTCGGCCATCCAGCCGATGCCGTTACGCTCCCAGCCCTTACAAAACGCATCCGCCGCCTTTTCCCGCAGGCACAGCACCTCGCTCACGCCTCCGATGTTCCGTATCTCCTGCCGGTACACCTCTTGCTTGGAGATGCCGTAGTGTGCCGCCAGCCTGTCCAGCAACACCCAGCAATAGGCATTGGCATCCAGGCTCCGGCCTTTGCCCTTGATGGTCACGTTGTACTCCTTGCCAGGCTTCAGCGCGTCGCACACGTCCATCGCGGTCTGCGGCGACTTCACACGCAGCGCCAGCCACGCGCCATCACTGTCCTGCTGCCACCGTGCGCCATCGACTGTCACCTGCTGCATAATTCTTCCTCCTGCGGCCAATGCCCTGTTCGTAGGCATTTTGCCAAATACCTAAGACGAGGTAGGTAACACCCCTCGACCCAATCCGCGTCATAATCAACCTTGTGCTGTGTCAACCTGTTTTCGTCTATTGGCAGAAAAAAATTAAACAATTCGTCTTCTGTAACGCGGTATGCCACAATCCTGCAAAACTTTCTCTTTCGGAACAACCCGCATCCGCTGGCAAACATCTCCACCTGGCACTGCTGCCAATACGCTTTCGTAACTTTGAATACAGGTTTGCTATGCGTTTTCACTTCGGTAATGAGTTGTCTGCTTTCCCCGTCATAGTTCACGCGCAAACGTAGCGAACGAATGCGTATCTGCCTGTCTCGTGTCTTTACATGCAGCGCATCAAGTATCTTGTGCTCGTAAGCCGTTCCGCATTGCATTGACGGTGTGACAAACCTGTCTTTTCTAACACCCAGCTTCACCAGCCACCATCTGCGGAATGTATCTGTATTCCAGTTCCCCATGATGGTGGCGGTGTCGCTTGCGCCAAACCAACCGCTTCTGTCGTGGTTTCGTATCATAGCTTACTCACAGCCTTTTCAAGCGCGTCCAGCTTTGCAAAATATCCCATCAACTGAACAAGCTGTTTTTCGTTGATCCCAAGTCCCCGAAGCAGGTCGTTGTGGTCAAGCCCATTTCGTTCTTTCATGGTGATTAGCCTTTCAAGTCTCTCCTTTATGGCAAAGATACTGTGACGGCTCAAATCGTCCTCGCCATCGTCTCCGTCACCTTCTGCCCAAAGGTCAAACCCAAGTCCGGTGCGAACGGCAACGCCCTTAACGAAAGCTCTCGCCAGCGCGTTGTTTATGCGGAGTTGGTTCAGCGTGTCCTCATACACCACAAGGGATCCGTTCAGCAAAGGCATGTCGTAGGAAAACTCCAAATCGTCAATGTGGATTTCAACAGACACAAACCAGCATTCTGTAATCCTTCCTTTACTGGTAGTAATTTTGGCCTGCGGCCACAGGTATGTATTTGTTTCCGGGCACCGCCGAGGAGCATACCACACGCTGGATGCTCCGTTTTCGTGGAGCAACTTGGCGCACTTTGCCCAACTCAAATAAGGGACCTTGATAACATTACCCTTCTCGTCCTTTGCGTCGCGCAAATCGCAAAACGGCTTTACATCCACCCGTATTAACTCGTCAAAAGATTTCAGCATTATTCTTCCGCCTTTCCCACATACTCACTGCCGCAATACGGGCATTGGTATTCTGTCATTTCCTCACCGAACTCGCCGTCCGGGTAATGTTTGTAGGTACACATGGCCGGGTCTTCAAACTCCGCACCACAATCATCGCAGATGTACAAAACGCCGGTGTCTCTGCGCTCCCATCTTTTCTTTTTAACTCGCATCATACCAGCCTCCCAGCCGCTTTCAGCACGTCCCGCATAGGCTTCCGCGCCTTTAGGATAGACTTAGCCCGCGCCGTCTCCCGCCTGTATTGCCGCCACAGGTCGCTCAGCTCGTCGCTCTGGTAGTACCCGTCCCCGTCGTTGCAGATCATCACGCCCTGCGTCTTTGCCTCGGCCACGGCCTTTCGCATCTTCCGGTCGGTGGTGTGCAGCGCCGCCGCCAGATCTTCCCGGCTGATGGCGTTCCTCCGCCCCTTGGGGATCAGACCGGCGATCCGCTCTGTCTCCGCCGTCCGCATGGGCAATTCGGCTTTCTCGTCCTCGCCGAACAGATACGCCCTGCCGGCCCGCAGCGCCGCCTCCAGCGCCTCGGTGACTTCCTCCGTGGGCAGGCACACGCCGTTTTCAAACCGGCTCACCATGCTCACGTCCATCCGTGCGTCTGCCAGCTTCAGAATGCCGCTGACCGCCTCCTGCGTCAGACCCAGCTCCAGCCGCCTCTCCTTCAATCGGTTCATCCCTGTACCTCCACCCATTGGCCGTTCTTAACGGTGTACCACACGCCGGGTTTCAGCGTTTCACCATCCACGATGCCAGAAAGGATGGCGGCGATATCTCCATTATCACTACGCTCTACGCAGACAATAGCGTTGCCGATATCGCCCATAACGCGGCCAAAAAATCCGGTTGTCATAGCCACACAGTATTTGCCGGTGGCGGATGCTGCGCCCCTATTGCCGGTGGCGGATGCTGCGCCACTATTGCCGGTGGCGGATGCTGCGCCCCTATCGCCGGTGGCGGATGCTGCGCCACTCTCGCCGGTGGCGGATGCTGCGCCCCTCCAGCCGGTGGCGGATGCTGCGCCACTATTGCCGGTGGCGGATGCTGCGCCCCTATCGCCGGTGGCGGATGCTGCGCCC